ATCTCTCCAGATGCATCTACAATACTATCAAAATCATCTGGTTTAAGTTTTCCGGTATCAACAAATTGCGATTTAATTTGGTCTATAGAGATTTCATATAGGACAATTTCTTCAAGAAGAGATTTAAGTTTCATTGAATTTTAAATTATATACCTATAAATATAATTAAATTGTGTAAATGGTACTTAAATTTCTATTGTGTCCATTTTCACCATCCATACCATAACCAATATACCATGGATCAAACAATGAATCCGTTTCTTGGTATAATATATGTAATACTTTATCGAAGTCCAAACTTTCTTTATAAATTGCAACTACTGGAGTTACAGATTTAGGTTCTTTTACCGATAAAAACTTAGTTACTGCTTTCATTGTATTCCCAGAATCTAAAATATCATCTACAAGATAAACATGTTTACCTTTAATTTTAGTTTCTAAATCTTTAGTAACAACAAGATCGCCTTGCTTTTTACCGTAGTATGATTTACAACGAATAAAATCAATTTCAATTGGGATATCAATTTGTTTTACTAAATCGCTAAAGAACATAAACCCACCATTTAAAATACAAACAAGTACTACAGGTGTAGGATCACCTCTATGTTCGTCATTAATCTTTTTAGCTAATATCTTAATTTTAATATCAAGATCTTTTTCTGTAATTGCTTTTTCCATTATACTCCTCTTTCTGTATCGTATGCTATAATATGGTCGCGACCTGTCATGTTGTATCCTTTTTCTGCGACCATCTCAAATACTAAAGGATACATTTTAATTAGAGTTTCACGAGTATCTCCTGCGGGCATTACATAAGTTTTGTCTTTAGGGATATTCATTTTTACCCTAAAATCCTCAATTTCAGCTAGATTTTCTTCTGTACCATCCCACACTGGTTTGTAATGATAGTCAGTATGAAAATCTATCATTTTTTGAATGTTCTCATAATGTAGTCTAAATTTTTCATGCTGAGCGACAAACCTTTCATCAACAACTTTACCAGCGGGAGTAGTAATACCCACACGAGGGCGAGAATTACTAAACTTAGGGCTAAGAGAAACGAGACCAAGTGGATAATCAGTTTCAACAAAGTGTGATCCTTCGGTTTCGATTGTAATGAGAATTCCTCTTTCGTTGGCAAAGTGTGTGAGTTCATTTACTAAAGCAGGGTGCATTGTTGGTGAACCCCCCGTCAACATCATTTCCTTTACCTGTGGGTTCTTGTCATAAATATCAATTATGTCATTGAATGTAAATGTACCTTTTTCAGGATGAATTGAAGTATACCAAGAATCACACCACCCACCTTCACCAAACCAACAACGGTGGGTACAACCCGTAGTTCTAATTGCAATAGTAGGGCGTCCAAAACGAGAACCCTCACTTTGGACACACCTATATACTTCTAGTACTGGAAGTACTTTACTATAATCTTCTATTCGTTTAAGCATTTGTTAATACTTTTTCTACATGTTCTACTACTTTATCCCAAGATGCTACTCCATTTTCATCTTCATAAGTTACAGGATCAGGACGTCCTAATTTAAGAAATGCTTCAATACGTTCTACAGAACTTGCTGATTTATAGTCGCTGTTTCCACTTGGGTATGGCTTGTATGAAGTATTAGTGCGTTTATAAACTTCATCAAAATCAAGTTTTAATGATTTGCAACATGCTTCTCCGTCCTTCAAAATATCAAATTTATCACCATTTAAGTATGGAGTGTAAAATTTAACACGTTCAGCGTTCCAGTTACCTTCAATAAATGCTTGATGATCAATATCGCGAAACTCTTGTCTGCAATCGGGATAAATAGCATGGTCACCAGCGTGAATGCCGAGTGAAATATATGCGTCTGTATCTTTTTCGTTTGCAACTGAAAGTGCTACTGCTTGAACAATTGAAGAAAAGATTTTGTTACGGTTTGGAACAACAGTTTCCTTCATATTTTCCTGCTCGTAATGTCCTTCAGGTACTTCATCTCCACCTTCTACAAGGGCACTATTAAGCATGGGAGCTAAACCATCAAGTTTAATTACTCCATATTTTACTCGTGGATACTGTTTATACATGTTTCCATCTAAGTTAGGTTGAATAGCTTTTTTATTTAGGTAATCAACCAATGATTGGGCTCGTTCAAGTTCTACTCTGTGTTTCTGCCCGTAATCAAAAGACAGTGCTGTCACTTCATAGCCATTGGCGAGTAGATGAAGCAACAATGTGGAGCTGTCCATACCTCCACTTAGTGACAATACTGCTTGTTTATTCATATTCTCCGTATAAATTGTAGGTTTTTGGTTGTGGTGGTTCAGGTGGTGTAATTTCAGTTTCTGTGTAAATATACACTTTACCTTCACCAGCTTTAAGTACATAATCTCTTTCCTGTGTATTTTGGAATACCCATTCAATACCTTCGGTTAATGAAGAAAGTAATGGTTGGTCTTTATCAATTGGGGTCCAACGATCACCAGGAGGGAAACGTTTAAGTACTGGGGTTAATATAATATCTTTTTCAGCCATTTTCTTCTGTGTTTAAATGTTGATCTTTTGTTTCGTGGTCCCAAATACCGTTTGCATTGTATTCGTGCCAGTATACTCTACCCTTTTGGATTGCATCTTTAATATTTCTTTGTCTTGCGTTTAAATTACTTTCTCCACTTTTGACTTCCAAAAAGTGAACAGCACATTTTTTCTTAGATCCCATATCTGTAAATGCGATATAGTCGATTGGGTTTCCAAAAAATCTTACATCATTTGGGTTGATTGGGAAATTATCCATAAAGGGGACATAATGTTCAATAGTTTTTCCAAAACTAACTGCCCTAGATCTTGCATAAGCATCTTCCCTAATTGCTTTTTCTTCTTTAAGTTTCCATTTTGCTAATTGAGCTTCTGCTTTTCTTTCGGCTAATTTATCATGAAATCTCCAGACATAATAAGTAAATGCTAAAGCACAAATTGTAATAGTAATTAAGACTAAATTCATAAGTTATTTATAATTCTAAACATTTCTACATTGTGTAGGATGTCATATATCTGTTTTCGACTGACTTCTTGAGTAAAATCTTTGTCAATTTTTTGGTTACTTTTATGTAATAAACCCCCCTCAGAATACCTAACCCCTTCTAAACCGTGTATAACAGGGTTTGAAGTATCTATTGATTTAATAAAGGGGAAATTTTTATAATAAAGAAATGCTTGTGGTAAATTACATCCTAAAAGATGTACATTATCATAATCACTAATAACATTGTTTTTATATAAAGCAGTGATTGTTTTTAAGCGACCCATCATTTTAGCTACATATGGGTTTGGATGCGGAAATGTTTCCTGAAACCAGGATGCTCCATAACTAAACGCTATTTTTTCATAACCAAACCATTTATATGTTTGATAACTAGTGGCAAATTCAATGTATGATTTGCCCTGAACAACTGCAACTTTATTAACACCTTCAGGGAGTTCTATCATAGACCAGGTCTTAGCGTTTCGAACACTAGCGTTGGCATTTTCCCAAACATCAGGAACAATAAATTCGTTAGGTTCTAATTCAGAAATCCAATATAATAGACGTTTTGTATCATATGCTTCCCCAAGTTCATGGAGGGAATTATCCATTGTTATATAACGTCCTTTTTGTTTTGCTTCTCTAAAGTACGCCTCATAATCGGGATACTGATCCAAGAGATGAGGTAAACAGTAATCGTAATCGTTAAATGTTTCAGATCGTGAAAGAAGTTGGAGAGGAACCTCATGAGATACTTTAATCTTCATAATAAACAGAACTGTTTTTATCGTTTTCGAAACATTCTACTTTTACTACTCTACACCTACCTCCATCTGTTTTAGATAAAACTTCATTAAAGTGATCAAATACCAATTTAGCACAACTTTCTGCCCCCATTTTATCAAGTATAACTAACTTACAAATACCTTCCATAGCAGCTGATTGGAAAAAATCAAGGTATGGATCGTCTTTTTCAATAAGTAATGTATGATCCCACATATCATTCATCCATGATTTTAAGCCATTACCAACAGGTGCATCTTTAAATCCACCATAATCTACAATCCAGTTCATATCATCTAACCCCATATTCTCATCGTCAGGAGTATTAGATTCGAACCAAACTTTAAATTTAAGAGCATAACCATGTAATAATTGACAGTGTGAATGTTGGGCTCGCCACTGTCTTATAGCAACTGAATAGTTGTCAAATAATTTTGTTGATTGAAATTTTCCCATTATATGTCTTTTGTTTTATTGTATTATAGGGTTTTTAGGGGGCCTACCTCTGCCACGTCTCTTTACAGGCATTTTTTCCAAAATAGAGACGTTTTTAATACCCCTATATTCGGCATAGGCATAGTACATTTCTTCGAGTGTACCATCAAATTCAGACATAAATTCATATACATCTTCTTTTGAGCCCCCTAAAGCGATAGAAAATTGTTTAACAAGTTCTTTTAAACGTTTTTCTTCAGTTTCATAACCATCTTTGATAAGAAGGTTTCTTCTTTTAGCGTAACGCCTTCTAATGTCAGCTGATTCTTTTCGGAAATTAACGTGGTCATTAAATAAATGGCGCTTTGATTCGATTTCTTCTTCAGCCCAATGTTCTTCCCATGTTGCTTGTTCAAAATATTCAGGGTAATCAAAGTCACCGTTTTGAATTCGCTCAAGTAAGGGTTTGTAGTGGTGAAGGGGTTTGTGAGAGGGGAAGCGCCTCCACCAGTAAAAGGGACTACGCTTCCTGTGAGTCGGTTTTTGAGGAATCTTCTTCGCCATAACGTTCTTTTAATTCTTTTTGTAGTAAGGTACTCTCCTTCTTTAAGGACTCCACGTCTTCTAAAGAAGAATTTTCCATTTTTTTAAAAAGATTCATGATTTTATCAAAATCATTTAGTAACTGTTCTAATTCTTGGTTTTTACTCATAATGTAAATGTAAAAAAAGGCCTGGAGTTAACCAAGCCTTTTTAAAAATTGTGTAAAGAAACTTATTTAGTTTCAGTAGCTTCTTTTTTATTCTTATCAACAACGGACCAAATACCGCCAATAAGAGTCATAGCTGCACCAAATAGTTCAGCAAATAATGCGTCATCAATAACGCCTTGTGTAACAAGAACACCACCTACGAAGGTAAGGCCGTGTCTAATAATACCTAATAATTTGTCGTTCATTTTATTAAAATTTTAAAGGTTTCGTATAAATATATTAACCATCACAAGAAATGCATTCTGCGGTTCTAGACCCTAGGTCTCCTTTAATAACAGAATCTGTTCTTAGATAGTAAAGTGTTTTAATCCCCAATCTATGAGCTTCAATGTGACATTGATTAATCCATTTAGGGGAATCAGTAGGATCAAAAGATAAATTTAATGATTGTGTTTGATCGATGTATTTTTGTCTAATAGCGGCTTGTCTAACAAGTTCTAATTGGTTAACTTCACTAAAGGTTAAAAAAACTTCTTTTTCTTCTTCAGTAAGAATATCGTGTGAAAGGTTTTGAACAGAACCATTGTCAGCAAGGATTTGATCCCATACAGCTTCAGTGTTTTTGTTTTTTTCTTTTAGTAATAATTCTAGTTCTTTATTTTTTACAATAAATGTTCCTTTAGCACCATTAAAAGTATAAATGTTAGCTGGAATGGGTTCAATACCAGCAGAACAATTATTTAAACGAGAATTAGATACTGTAGGTGCAATAGCAAGTAAGTGGGTATTTCTCATACCTGTACCTTTACACCATGTAGGTTCTCCATATTCTTGAGCGAGTTCTCTTGAAGTGGCTTCAGCTTTTTGTCTAATATCACTAAAAATAGTGTGTGTCCAAGCAGTTGAAGCAATTGAGTTAAATGGTAGCCCTTTCTTTTGAAGAAATGTGTGCCACCCCATAACACCTAAGCCAAGTGCTCTACCTTTTTTAGCATGTCTGTGAGTACGAATAAGAGAATCTTTACCGTTACTTTTATCTATGAATTCTTGCATGACTCCGTCGAGGAATCTGATCGAGGTTTCCACAACGTCAGTGTCTTTCCATTCGTCGTATTTTGCCAAATTAAGAGAGGAGAGACAACATATAAAGGAATGTTCTTCATCTGTATGTAATGTTATTTCTGTACATATATTAGTCATACTTACATCAAGATTGTTCATAGCATATGCTAATGGATTGTTTTTATTAACATTATCCTTAAACATGATATAAGGTTCACCAGTTTCAACTCGGGTTTTGAGAATTTCAAGCCAAAGTTTCATAGCACCGCCATCTCTATCTTGTAGTTTTCTCATAAATGAATCATCTACAACTACACACTGATGGAGGTTAAGACACTGGCGGTTAGGGTCACCTTTAGGTCTACGAATTTGCATAAACTCATCAATATCAAGGTGATTAATATCCAAGTTTACAGAAGCAGCACCTCTACGAACCGAACCTTGGTTTGTAGCAATAATTGCTGAGTCATAAATTTTACACCAAGGTACTACACCTTCTGATTTGCCATTACCTGTAATTGCTGTACCTCTGGGTCTGATTCTTGAAACGCTGATCCCAACTCCCCCACCTAAAGCAGTGAGTTTCATAAGTTCAGCATTTGTTAGTCCAATTCCCCTAACGCTATCAGGTGTATCAATACCAAAACAGCTGATAGGCAAACCCCTATCGGTCCCAGTATTAGATAAAACGGGGGAAGCGAGCCCAATCCAACCATTCCAAATATATTTGAAGAACTTACTCTCCAAATCTGGTCGATTAATGCGTTCTGCGATTGCCTTCGCGACCCGTCTGTATGCTTTTCTTGGTGTCTCATCTGGCAATAAGTATCCTTTAGAGATAGTTGCTACACCAACTTCATCCATCCATTCAGGGAAATCCTTCCCCGCAACCCACTGGGTTGTGTCTGCTACTAAATTTCCGTCCATAATTTAAAATATTGATTCGTCCCACTGCAAGTGTCCCTTGCTGTAATTTGTTACCCTTGATGCGAAGAAGTCGGTGTGTTGTTTACCTGCTGATAAACTATCAAACCATTTCATTCTTTTAAGAGCATTTGGGTCAATTCCGTTTACAATTGGATTGTAACCTAAATCCCCTAATTTTGTATTAACTCTATTTTTGATAAATGAAATTAAATCTTCTTTAGAACATCCTTCAAGATCACCTAACTCATAAACTTTGTCTATAAATTCAAGTTCAAGTTGAAGAGAAAGAAGGGCTGCTTCGTTTATTGCGGTCTCAAGCTCCTTAGTCTTGAGCTCAGGGTTTTCCTTGATAAGTGTTCTAAATAACCAACATCCGGCATCGGAGTGCATGCTTTCGTCTCTAATAGACCATTCAACAATTTGTCCCACGCCCTTAAGTTTGTTTCGCATCTTGAAAGAGAGAAGTACGGCGAAGGAAGAAAAGAGGTTGACACCTTCGGTGAATGCAGAGAAGATGGCAAGAGATTTTGCGATTTCATGCCAATCTTTTTCGCCATTAAAACTATCCCTAACTGACATAAGATTCTCAATCTTAGCCATTGTAGTCTCGTCTTCGAGAAATTCGCTAAAGTCATCAAGTCCAAGTGTTTCATTTAATAAAGAATATGCTTCGGCATGGATAGTTTCCATAGCACCGAAAGTTGTTGCCATCATAATTACTTCTGGTTTTCTAAACCATTTTGTTACCAAGCCACTCCAATAATCATTTACAATTGTTTCAGTTTGGGCAAAACCTTTAAGGATCGAACCTATTATGTTTTTTTCAGTTTCTGTTAGGTTCTGTTTCCAATCATTTAGGTCAGACATCATAGGCACTTCAGTGTGTAACCAATGTGCTTGTTGTTGTTTTAACCAGTAATCAAAAGCCTCTTGGTATTCAAAAGGCTTATATACAATTCGTTCCTCTTTAAGGTTTTTCTTTGCCATTTTACTTTAAAATTTTGGTTAGTGTAGCGATAAATACAATATATATGCTTAAAAGTTAAAAATATTTTCGGCAGCTCTTTGGAGATTTCTTCGTTCATTTCCCGTAAAACCGGCTCCGTCCGGACTGCTGTTCTCTTCATTATTTATACGGTTAGTAAACTCAATCTTTCCAGTAGCTGTATCCATAAGTGCGTTAAAAGTTAACCCATCTGCTCCATATCTGTTTTTCATAACGTGAAATCTACCAGTGCCGTTTTCTTTATCTTCGGTTTTTCTTCCTATTGAAAGTGCAATATCCGCAATCATAATTTTTGAATAACTTTCTGCGATTTGGTCACCTTGAATAATATTATCTCTAGCTGCTGATCTGTTACTTTGAGATGCTGTCCATATAGGAATTTTTGCCTCGGTAGCCAAACCTCTTAGCGAAGTATAGATGTCATCTAGTTTGTCTCTTTTTTCTTTTGCGTTTTTAGTATACAAAAGATCTGCGTAATCTAATATAATAAGATCAGGTTCAATGCCTTGGCCGCGGCATTTATCGATATGCGCTAATATCGTGTTTACGTTGGCTTTACCCGCAGGATATTGCTTAATATATAATTTACCTCTTAAACTTTCAAGTGTTTCTTTAACACTATGTTTATGAACTCTAATTTCGTTTACAGGAATTTCTGTAAAGAAAGCATCATATCTCTGACCAACGTAAAGGTCTGAAAGTTCAAGAGTGTAGTGTAAAACAGTATAGCCAAGTTTTACAGCATGTCCACCTAAAGCAATAAGTGCCCAGGATTTACCCCCACCAGCATTACCAACAATTAATCCTAAATCGCCTGTCCCTAAACCACCATTTGTGAGGGTATTTATTTCATTCCAAGGGGTTTCGATTGTATTTCTAGCTTCTTCTTTATATCGTTCTTCAATTTGGTCCATATATTCATGACCAATGTTTTTTTCTACACCTGCTTTAAGTGCATTATCAATTAATCTGCGAATGTCTTCATAATTTCCTATTTCAAGTAGATCGACTGAGGAAAGAAGGGCGGTTTTAAGTGTTTGGTTTCGACAGAAATCAAGAAAAGTTTGTTTAACAAACTCTAAATCTGGTGATTTTGTTGATTTGAAGGTTTCTTTAAGCTGTTCTTTTACAGCAACTTGTTGAATTTCATTTTTAATTTTTTCTACTTCAACTTTAAATACCTCCATTGTAGGTGTAGTTCTAAACTCATTAAAATATTCTAGAGTTTTACCTACAATCCACTTATTTGCTTCATTATCAAAAAAGTCAGGCGAAACAATGTCTGCTACTTGTTGTAGAAATTCTTTATCCTTAACAAGCGTAGACAGTACTTTAACCTGGAAACTATGTCCGTACTGTTCTAACTTACTCATGTGTTATCTTTGCAAGATTATTTAATTTGAGGAAATGTTCCTTTAACCAAATATCTGGGTTTTGAAGGTTATTTCCCATATAATCTTCATTATAGAGCATAATAAAATCATTTCGATGGAGCAAATTTATTGGGCGAGAAACTAAATCCCTTATTTGGTTTTTTATTTGACCTGACATAATAGGGTCTTTAAGTGACATCATTTTCTCGTTTGTCTCTAGGTTTACTCTGTTTTCAACGATTCTCTTGTGCATTAAACTGTCTTGTGTAGATGCATAGTGTATAAGGTAATCTAAGTTCATTTCTATTCCTGTGATTTCAGGGATAACTTTAGCTATCTTTTTGGGTCCCAAACCTTTGATACCTTCAAGGTTATCTGATTTATCCCCCATTAAACACTTGTACATCAAAAAATTATGAGCAGGTACTCCATACTCAGTAAATACCTGTTCTTTTGTGTAGTATTTCTTTTTATTTGGTGACCAAACTACAATCCTGTCGTTTACTAACTGTAAGAAATCCTGGTCAGCAGACATAATGATGACTTCGTTTTTTAGCACATTTTGTGCGATATATGCAATTACATCGTCTGCTTCAACGTGATCTATGCTATAAACATCAATTGGAAGTAACTCAAGGTAACTGAGTAATCTTCTAAATTGAATTTTCATTGCTTCTTTTTCATCTTCAAGTGAATTAAAAGCGTCAAATTTAGTTACACGCTTAGGAACACGTTGTGATTTATAGTTTGGGTTAATTTTTCTTCTTCGAGCACTACCGCCTGCTCCATCATAGGTAATTATAACCCTAGTAGGTTCCATTTCACGTATAGCAAATGCTAACGATTTCATAAAACCCATTATACCACCTACAGGAACACCTTTTTCATTAAGTGAACCATTTACAGCAAATGCTCTTAGAAATATGTTTAGCCCGTCAATGAGAAGCACCCTGTCATTAGGATGCTTCTCTTCTGGGGATATGTTGTTTAGGATATCTTCAAAATTACTCATTTTCTACAACTGTATCTTCAGGGTCACGATCTAAGCCCTCTTCTTTTTCGTGACGATACTTCATAATATATTTGTCACAAAGGGCTTCATACAGTTCATCTTTAGCCGTAGGATGACTTTCAAGGAGATCTCCAAACTCTTTAGCTAAGAATTGGTGTGTTTCTCCATCAGCAGTGGTATACTTGTACCAAGCTCCTCCTTGGGTTACGATTTTATACTCTTTAAGTAATTTAAGTGTCCCATAAACATCATCTATACCAGAATCGTAAAAGACGTTATAACGGACTTTTCGGTTAGGTGGACCCAGACGGTTTTTTACTACTTCACATTCTACTTCTTGACCAACTACTGTCTCTATCCCATTAACTTTTTCTTTAATCTTGCCTACTCCTTTGAGTCGCAAGCGAACTGAAGCATGGAACTGCAGCGCTTTACCTCCTGAAGTCGTGTATTGATCGCCAAAGGGCATAGCATTCAGTTTTTGGCGAAGCTGATTTGTAAACACACACAGTATTTTTTGCTTGCCAATGAGGTTTGTAATTTTGCGCATTGATTTGGACATGATGATTGCTTTCGCCGTAGCGTAACCATCTTTCTCATAATCGGCTGCTGACTCAATTTTGGTAGTTGCTGCTGCAACACTGTCAACTACTATAGTAACCAGTTTGTCTTTTTGCTTTTCGCGGATTTTGACAATGATATCTTCCATTGCTTCAAACACATCTTCAATTGTGTCAAGTGGAATGTAAAGCATTTTGTCAACGTCAACCCCAATAGCGGTTAAAAACTGTGAATCGAGAGCTGATTCAGTGTCAATATAAATAGCAACTCCATCTTGCTTTTGAGTAGAAGCTATAACGTGAGCGGCGAGGAGGGATTTACCGCTTTGTTCTAGGCCCGTAATCTCAACAATTTTACTAACAGGCAAACCCCCATTTGGTCTGTTAGAAATCGCCAGGTCTAAAGGTGTACATCCCGTAGATACCCACGATGTAACATCTGTTGGCGATTCTTCCCCTCCGTTGAGAAAGTAAGCAACTTGACTGTATTCTTTGCTGAATTTTTTATTTAGCGACAATGCTAATTCTTCAGTAAGACTTCCCCCGTCCAGGGCTGTATTGTTGGATTTTTTTGCCATATTAACTGAATAAATCGTCTATTTTAGAATCAAGATCAACTTTTTCTTTTGCTGGGGCTGTTGCCTCTATTGTTTCTTCTTCTTCACTTGGTTGGAGATATTTTTGGAGTGACTCCTTCATTTCGTCAAACGAATATTTGTTAAACAATTCAGTAATGTTTTGTTGGTTTTCCAACAATGACTCAACTGTTTCAGCACTATCTGCAAGTGCAGATTGAACAGGTTTAACGCGAACTGTAGTTGTATCATACATTTTACCAGTTTCGCGGGCGGGGATTACTTCAATTGTAATATCGCGACCTGCAGCAATGTCTGTAATGTCGCCATAATCTTCGTCCATCATAACTCCTAAAAGTTCCTGGTAAACCATTTTACCAAATTCCCAAAAGCGAACACCTTTGTCCTCTTCACCACGAACAACTACGGGTGCAAAGATACGCATTTTGGGGTAAAGTTTCTTCGCCAACGCCATATTATCTGGGTCGTTTGATTTGCGAAGTTGTGATGCAAACTCCAAAATTGGATCAGACTCGTCAAAATTTGAGAGTGACATCATTCTGGGTTTGTCAATACCGAAGTAGAAATACAATTCAGTGAATGGTACTTCCTTGTTGTGCTTATAGGGCACAATACGAATAACTGATTTTTCACCGCTAGGTGGTTTCCAAAAGTTAGACTTGTAGTCGCTTTTGCTCTTGCCGTTGGACTTGTTTTGCAAGCGGTCCATGCGCTTTCTAATTTCGTCTAGATTCATGACCTTTTAATTTTGGGTAAATATAATAACCCAGGTCAACGAATCCAAATTTTACCAGAAGGCTTTTTACTCTACTTC